GTTAAATCAAATTTAACTGATAATGCACGGGACGTTTGGAAAAAACATGGACTTGAATCTGATGATGCAATAGCAAATAAAATTGCCTCTAACGTAGCAGAAATGTTATCAAAATCAAAACCAGAAGGTTGGGCCCCGAAACGAGATTCTATGCCACAGCCTGGTCATAGCGGATCTGAAAACTGGGGCGCGGAAATGACCAAAGGAGCTGTTAATTTAATTACTCCTAAAACTTCAGACGTTAAAAAAGAATCTATTACTAAAAAATTAGATTCGATGCTTAAAGAAACGATTATCAAATTAAAAAAATGATATGATCAAATTAGTAAATTTATTAAAAGAAGCTGAAGAAGAAATGAAATGTCCTGTGGCAACGCAGGACATTACAGTTAATTTAGAACACCGTCAAAAAGCAATTGACGAATACGGATATGGCCCATTGAATCCAAACAATCCAAACATTAAATTTTGGAAAAAGAAAATGGAAGAATGGAATTTAGATTCTATGGAAGAAGCTAAATCATCTCGTTGCAATAATTGTGCTGCTTTTAATATAACTACTAAAATGCTTAATTGCATTGAAAAAGGAATTGTATCAGGTGAAAAAGAAGTTACAGTTGAACCTACAGTATCTGAAGCTGAAGAAGGAGCTCCTATTGAAGAGCCAGAAACAGATGATACTGAAGGAGCGGAGAAAGACGCTTGGGATACTATTGAAGCTGGTAAGTTAGGATATTGCACTTTTCTTAAATTTAAGTGTGCGGGATCTAGAACTTGCGATGCTTGGGTAACCGGAGGTCCTATAAAAGATAAAAAATAAAGTTATGCCATTAATTAAGCCGTTATTAGAAGCTAAAATTTTAGCTGCATTACAAAAACAAACTACATCACGCGCTGATATAGCAACTGTGCAAAGAGAATTGGCTAAAGATTTAGCAGCGGCTATTGATGAATATATTAAATCAGCTACTATAATTATTCCTCCAGGTCAGGCGTCTTCAGGAACGTCAGCTCCTGGTCAATTTGTGGCAGGTGCAAGTCCATCAGGTCCGGTAACAGCGGCGACTGTAGCTCCTGGAATTGTTACTGCAGTAACCTCTGCACCATCGCCTAACGCAATTATTACTTAAGTAAATATTATTTTGATATTTATTTTAAAGAATTAATTTGTTATGGCTGAAAAATCTTTAAAAGAAATAATCAAAGAAGAATATAAGAAGTGTTTACAAGATCCTGTACACTTCATGAAAAAGTATTGCCAAATTCAACATCCACAAAAAGGCAAAATACCATTTCATTTATACCCATTTCAAGAGCAGGCGTTACGCAACTTGCGAGATCATGATTATAACATCATTTTAAAATCTAGGCAATTAGGTATATCGACATTAAGTGCCGGCTATGCACTATGGCTTATGACGTTTTTTGGGGATAAAAATATATTAGTTATCGCCACTAAACAAGAAGTAGCAAAAAATCTAGTTTTAAAAGTAAAGGTAATGTATGAAAATTTACCTTCATGGCTTAAGCTTCCTGCTACGGAAGACAATAAGCTATCATTGCGTCTTAATAATGGATCGCAAATTAAGGCTACTTCTTCCTCCGGAGATTCAGGACGTTCAGAAGCATTGTCTTTATTAATCATAGATGAGGCGGCATTTATTTCCAATGTAGAAGATATTTGGATTTCAGCACAACAAACTCTAGCAACTGGAGGTGGTGCTATTATTTTATCAACTCCTAATGGTACTGGTAACTTTTTCCATAAAACATGGGTTGGGGCTGAAGAGGGTAGAAATAGATTTAATACAATTAAACTTCATTGGACAGTACATCCTGATCGCGATCAAAAATGGCGTGATAAACAAGATGAACTTTTAGGGCCTAAAGGAGCTGCTCAAGAATGTGACTGTGATTTTATTTCATCAGGTCATACAGTAATTGACGGAGCAACTCTTCAATGGTATAATCAAACTACTATACAAGATCCTGTAGAAAGACGTGGTATAGATAGTAATTTATGGATATGGGAACAAGCCGATTACAGCAGGGATTACATTGTAGTAGCTGACGTTGCCCGCGGTGATAGTGCAGATTATTCAGCATTTCATGTAATTGATGTAGAGTCAGTTACTCAAGTGGCGGAATATAAAGGTCAAATAAGTACTAAAGATTATGGTAATTTACTAGTTAATATAGCAACTGAATACAATGACGCTTTGTTAGTAATTGAAAATGCAAATATTGGATGGGCGTCAATTCAAGTAGCTATTGACAGAAACTATAAAAATTTATATTATTCTCCTAAAGACAGTTCCGTAGCTGACGTATCTCAGCAATTAGCAAAGTATATAGATTTAAAAGATACTTCACAAATGGTCCCTGGCTTTTCAATGACTTCAAGAACGCGACCTCTTGTTATATCTAAATTAGATACGTATATGAGAGAAAGAGTTCCGGTAATTCGATCTCGTAGATTAATTGAAGAGTTGTTTGTTTTTATTTGGAACGGTTCTAGAGCTGAAGCCCAGCATGGATATAACGATGACCTTACAATGTCATTTTCAACCGGATTATGGATTCGAGATACTGCGTTAAAACTACGTCAGCAGGGCATTGAAATGCATCGTAAAACGCTAGACTATTTTGGTAAAGGAGGTGGCGTATATAATAACAAATCTTCAATGATGAAAGACTCTGGATGGTCAATGCCTACCGGAAAACCGGGTAACGACGAAGATTTAACTTGGTTATTGTAATTATTGATATTTATATTAAATACCTTTAAATTAATATGGCTGATAAAACAATATACGGACGTCTCAAAAAACTTTTCAATACAAATGTTATAGTTCGTAAAGTTGGTAAAAATCAATTACGTGTTGTAGATAACGATCATTTACAGTCGTTAGGTAATGCACACAATTCCAAATACATTGATCGTTTTACCAGATTACATGGAGTGAAACCTCATTCCATGAATACATATAATCCAAATTATAATTATTTTTCTTCTAAGACAGAATTATATACTGACTATGAAGTAATGGACCAGGATTCAATTATTGCATCTGCTTTAGACATTTATTCAGATGAAACTGTTATGAAAGATGATTTTGGAGATGTATTACGAATTACAAGTGATAATGAAAATGTAAAAGCAATACTTCATAATTTATTTTACGACATTTTAAATGTAGATTTTAATTTATGGCCATGGGTAAGAAACATGTGCAAATATGGAGATTTATTTTTAAAATTAGATATTCAAGAAGGAATTGGAATTGTAAATGTAATTCCAATGTCCGCATATGAAGTAATTCGTGAAGAAGGTATGGACCCAGGTAATCCATATCATGTGCAATTTAAACAATTAGGTGGTGGCAACATTACTTACGAAAATTTTGAAATTGCTCATTTTCGTTTATTAAATGATTCTAATTTTCTTCCTTACGGAAAGTCGATGATTGAACCAGCTCGTAAAGTATGGAAGCAATTAACTTTAATGGAAGATGCGATGTTAATTCATCGTATAATGAGAGCTCCGGAAAAACGTATATTTAAAGTAGATGTAGGTAACATTCCACCTCAAGAAGTTGATGCGTTTATGCAACGTATTATCAATCAAATGAGAAAGACTCCTTACGTCGATCCGCAGACAGGCGAATATAATTTAAAATTCAATATGCAAAACATGTTGGAAGATTATTTTTTACCTGTACGTGGTGGACAAAGTGGAACTGAAATTGATACACTTGCTGGTATGGATTTTACGGGTATTGATGATATTGAGTATCTTCGTAATAAAATGATGGCTGCGTTAAAAGTGCCTAAAGCATTTTTAGGATATGAAGAAGGAATTTCAGGTAAGGCTACGTTAGCTGCTGAAGATGTTCGTTTTGCTAGAACTATTGAGCGTATTCAGCGTATAGTAATTTCAGAACTTCATAAAATTGCTATTGTGCATTTATTTGCTCAAGGATTTGAAAATGCAGAGTTAATTGATTTTGAACTTTCAATGACCTCTCCGTCAACAATTTATGAGCAAGAAAAATTAACTTTATATACTAGTAAAGTTGATTTAGCTAAGTCAATGGTTGAAGGTAAAATAATGTCTAAAGAATGGATATATAAAAATATATTTAACTTTACGGCGGAAGAAGCTTTTGCTATTACAGAACAAATAACTAAAGATCAAAAAGAAACTTTCCGATATAAGAAAATTGAAGAGGAAGGTGAAGATCCAGCAAATCCAACGGGAGTTAAAAAGAAAGAAGAAGGCGGTGAAGAAGGCGGTTCCAATCCATTTGGAGGTGGGGGTGAAGAAAAAGAAGAAGGTGGCGGAGAAGAAGCAGGTGCTAATCCATT